TACCGCTCAACGTTTATTACCACCACGGTATGGATGCTCAGGTAGGCAAGAAGTCTATCGGTACAGGCTACATCAAGATGGACGATACCGGGCTATGGTATGAAGCGCAGCTAGACTTAGCCGACGAATACGGCAGCATGATTGCGAAGTTATGCAAGCAAGGCAAGATGGGTTTTAGTTCCGGTGCCGCTGCTCATCTGGTTGAGCGCAAGAGCATGGGTAGTGCCGCAGAAATCACCCGGTGGCCTATCGCTGAGGCATCGATTACCCCGACACCTGCCGAGTATCGTAACAGCGTCAAGACCTTACAGGAGTACTACGGCATGGGCGAGATGGACATTGAAGAAGAAGAAATGGTTATGGCTCCAACGCCAGACCAGAGCGCCGCAGATTATGCCGCTGAAATCTTCAAAGAGGCTGAAGGCGAACTTATCCATGAGGGGCTTGAAGCCTACTGGGATGCTTTGTCTGGTGCCATGGAAGTGATCGAAAGTGCCGATATGGCTAACGCCTTGGTCGATGCTTTTGCGGAACGTGCAAAGCAGCTTTATGCCATGCACGGTGCCAAGTGTATTCAGCCCGCTTCATTGCGGGGTGTAGAACGTCGGCTGCGGGATGCAGTCGGTTTGTCACGGTCTGCCGCTAAGCGGCTGGCTCCCGTATGTTGGGATTCTCTGCGGGATGCAGACCAACCGGAAGAGCAACCGTCCATCGTAGTCGAGGCGAAAGCCCATGATATTGATGAGCGAGCCGAACTGCTCGCCCGTCTGGAGTTGCTAACACAACTATGAACATCGATCAATTGCAGAACCGCAAAGATTCTGTGCTTGCTACCGCGCGGGAACTCGCTTCCGGTGATGGTGACCTTGCACAGGTCAAGAGCCTGATGGCTGAAGCCAAGGGCATCGAAGAGCGCATCGAGACCATCAAGGCACTCGGACAGGGACATCCTGTCGCTACTGAAGCACCAGCAGAACAGCCTTGGAAGAGCGGCGGCGTATCAAAGCGCATGACCGACCTGCTTTCAGGTGCAACCGCTGATGAGCGCAACTTTAAGGCATATTGCTGGGGTCAGTGGGGACGCTCTATCATGGGCAACCGCAAAGCAGCTGACTGGGTCAAGAGCAACCTGAAGGCACAGAGCGAAGGCACTACGACCGCTGGTGGTTTCACCGTACCGGATCCACTGTCTTCCGACCTCATCTATCTTCGTGAGCAGTTCGGCGTTGCACGTCAAAACTGCCGCATCTATCCGATGAGTTCTGACGTTCTCAACGTACCAAACGCAACAGCATCGACCACTGTGTACTACCCCGGTGAGAACACGGCTATTACACCAAGTGACCTGACATTTGCACAGGTAAACTTGGTTGCTAAGAAGCCATCCGTGCTTACTCAGGTATCCAAGGAACTGGCAGAGGATAGCATCATTGACTTTGGTGCAACGCTTGCCCGTGACATGGCGTACGTGCTTGCTAAGGAAGAAGACCGCGTTGTTTTCAATAACGCTGTTGACTCCACCTCTGGTCTTGATGGCATCCTTTATGCCGTCTACAGTGCTAACGCTACCAAGGCTAACATCGCTAGCCTTCAGGTGTTCACGACTGGCCAGACGATTACCTACAGCCCGACACTTGCCAACCTGAAGGGCATGGTCGCAAAGCTCCCGACATATGCTGCACAGGCTAAGTGGTTTATGCACAAAGAGATTTGGTACAACGCCATCGCTCCTTTGCTTGATGCCCTTGGTGGGAACTCGATCATGGACATCCAAGGTGCATACGGCCCAACGCCTATGCTCTACGGCTATCCTGTGGTCTTTGTCCAGAACATGGCTAAGACCTTGGCTGCAACCACGCCTTACATCTTGCTTGGTGACCTGAGCATGGGTACAGCGTTCGGTGACCGCCGTACGGTTACGATCGAAGTAAGTGACCAGTACTACTTCAATCAGGATGCGTTAGCGTTTAAGGCCACAGAGCGCTTCGCATTCAAGGCTTTTGACATCGGCAACGTTGATGCAACCGCAGCCAACCGTGTCCCTGGCTCGCTTATCGTCGGAGCATCCGCAGCTACATAAGCCTAGCGGTTCACAGCCTAAGACCCTCGGCAGACGTGCCGGGGGTTTTTCTTTGTCAGGTGCGTTGTGTGGGATACTTAGACATGATGACCAGAGCCGAGGCCATAGCACAGGTAAGCCTTTTTGTGTCTGCCCAGTCCTACCCACAGATGTCCACTACCGACATCGGTTCTATCCTTGATTCTTTCTCCCGCTTCACCACTTGGACAGCGGCAACGACTTACGCTGTCGGTGACCGTGTGGTTCCTACAACGCCCAACGGTAGGGTGTATGAGTGCCGGGTAGCCGGTACGTCAGGGGCTACACAACCAGACTTTCCTGTGTACGCTCCTTACCAAGTCAAAGGTTTTACCTTGGAAGATGGAACCGGAGACCCTACCCTGATGTGGGTAGACCAAGGCCCGATCAACGTTGAAAGATACGACGTTAGAACAGCCACCCGGCAAGCGTGGCTAATCAAGGCATCACGAGTAGCGGCAGACATCGATGCCAAAGAGGGAACCTCCGATGTCAAGCTCTCGCAACTAATGCAACACTGCTTGACCATGGCAGACAGATACAGACCGGTGGCTTTCGCATGAGCCCAATTCTACGCTCCACTATTCAAGCCGGGATGGTACGTAACCTGTGCCAAGACCGTGTAGAGATTCACCGCTTCACGCTTACCGAGGATGGCAGAGGCGGTGTCACTGAGACATGGCGCAAGGTGGCAGAGTACAACGCCCGTGTAACCAACCAGTCAGATACGGAATCAATCGTTGGCGGGGCTATAGCATCATCAGCGCAATGGACACTTATAGTGGCCGTTGCAGCTGATGTGATGCCACAAGACCGGGTGTACCGGGTAGGCGATGACGGCAAGTATTACGATGTAGTCGGTAGTGACTTTGGGCAAACGGAACTCTTGGTACAACATTGTGGATTGGTGGAACGAACCTCATGAGCGCATCGGAATACACTGCTATCGGTATCTTTGTGACTGGCTTGGTTGTTAGCCTGTTGGTCTACATCGTGCAGTTTCTCCACCGTATGGACAAACGCAATGCGGTTGATACCCTGACCATCAAAGACCACGGGCATAGGCTCGGCAAGGTTGAGACCGACACCGGCGAACTAAAGACACGCGTTACGCACTTGGAGGCGAGAAGATGAGTAGTATAAGTTTCGGTCGATTGGCGGTGGTTGTCTTGATCGCCTTTGTGGCTTCCTTTGCAACCGTGTTCGGTGATGGTATTAGAACTTCCGAAGCCAAGGATGTTGCAGAGCTTGGCGCAGTGATGGCACTGTACGGAAGCAAGGCTGTTGCGGCTGGTGTCTCTGCTGCGATGTCTGCTGCGCTGGGCTTCTTGACGATGCCGTTTAAGGGTGTGCAGGCGAACAGCCTGAAGGTGGGCAAATGAACTTCCAGAGTCTTGAAATAACGCAGAATCCACAGAACCCAGCAGACTGGATTGTCAAGGGCGTTATTACCAATGATGCAAATGAAGAGATTGCAAACTTTGGCCCTGATGGTACAAGTGTTTTTGCTTGGTGGGCGCAACAGGATACTACTTGGCAGTTGTCTATTGTCAATCAGTTTGTCTGGTTTATGGCTGCTGAAATCGTGAATGGGACGGCTGAATAATGGCAACCTACTATGTACGTCCGGATGGTAACAACAGTAACGCAGGGACAGGCCCAGCTGCTAATCAAGCGTGGCAAACTCTAGCACGTATTGTGCAAGCTGGTACGGCGTTCACGTCTGGTGATACCGTCTACATCGCTCCCGGCACATACCGGCAGAGCATCACCACGACAGCCACATATACATCTCCGACTAATTTTTTCGGTGACCCTACAGCGGCACAGTTCCCCGGAGTAACGCCGGGTATGGTTCGCATTACTAACCGACTAATCAACGATAACAGTGCCGCTACGAGCCAACAATTATGGGGTGGCGTGACGTTTGATTACATCAATATCAGCAACATATATTTTGACCATTCCTCAACTAAAGGAGGAATTTATTACTCTGGTTCCGGTAATAACTCATCAATCAAAAACTGTATTTTTTTTGGCAATAGTGAAACTGGTGGCGGTGTTGGTGGGCCACCAATATGGTTGATATCAGTTAAAAACGTACTAATAGAAAACTGTATTATTAATCGTGCTTATGTAGGAATGTACGTTTCAACTACTACTGACACCAATACTAATGTAGTTATACGCAATTGTTTTATTAACAATACGGGTAGTTATGGTATTTGGACAAACGCCGGAATCGGCGGAGGTCTCATTGTAAGTAATACAATATTTGTCGGCACTATTGCTAATGCTATGTATTTCCAAGGAGTAGGAAATATAACATCAAAATCTTATATAACAAATAGTATTTTTCATATTTGTGCTGGCTCAGTTCAAGGTGCATCAGCAACGAATATCGTTGAAGATTACAACCGCCGTATCAACTCTGGCGGAAACACGACTGTCCCAACCGGAGCAAATACGGTTACAGATGGTGCAACGCAATATGACTTTGGACATACGTCTTTGTTTGGTCTAGCAGTACAGAAACCATTTAGTTCTATCGTTGGCTCGGTAAACGTTGGGACTGGCCTATCGACATACGCGAGCACAACCGACCTTTATGGGCAGACTTGGTCAGGTGGTACATCATTCCCAGATATTGGATGTGCGGCAGCGGTGCAAGCATCAGGGACGAGTTACTATTACCCAACAGACCGCAACGCCAGCACCATCACAATCGCTCCCGGCTCGACATCACAAAGCATCGAACTGTATCTTGGTGTTACAGGTCTCACAGCCTCCACCTCTGGTCTCTCAGCTCGCTACAACAGAACCCGCACAGCCTCTGTAAGCATCCCACTGGTAGCCCGTACAATCGCTCAGGCGTGGACTTCTGGCGGCTTTGCGGAGGTGGACGCAACCAATATGCCGGGCGTGTATCGCTTAGACCTCCCTGATGCCGCCTTGGCTGCTGGTGCTGACGATGTGACAGTCGTGGTGCGTGGTGCAAGTGGTACAAACGGCGCGGTGATGACGGTGAAGCTGTCCTCTGGTGGCTTGACATCTGCACAGACGGCCTCGGCTGTTCTCGATGCTGTCGGCACTTCATATGCAACGGCTGGCTCGATTGGCTACGCAATCCAGAACTCTAACGTGGCATCTATCAGTGGTAGCACGGCTGCGGCAGATGAGCTTGAAGGCGCACTACTTCACAACGGGACAGACTACATCAGCGCTGAACTCGTGACCCCGGTTACATCTGCCGCTCTGGTACGGATGGGGCCTTATGAAGTAAGGGCAGACGGCTTAGGAGCATCGGATCCGCTGGACATCCAAAAGGGCGCACAGCATGGCGTAGACATCCAGTGTGTGGATGCCTTTGGAAGCGGGATAGACATCACGAGTGCAACGGTTACCGCTAAGGTCTACAACAGCGGTGCTACCTTGGTTGATACTTACTCTTGTACGGCAACTTATGCAGCTGATGGCAGGGCTACGTTTACAATCGATACGACGGTTACCAACACGCCGGGTACCTACACTGCAACTATCACGCGCACAACCGGAGCATCTGACACGCAGGTATTTGGGCCACTCCGCATCTATGTAAGGGACATCTGATGAGCATACTAAGCAAGTTGGCGAAGAGGTTTCTACGCATCCCGGAGGTTAAGATTCCATTCGGTGAAGTGTTGTTGTTGAACCAAATCAAGGAGACCTTGCACTACTTGAGCGCAACCGACCTTGACATGCTGGCTATTGCCATCAAGAACGAAAGGGCATCCCGTGGCAATAATCTTTGACTTGACCGAAGACCCTCAGCAGGTCGTACAAGCGTCAGCGTGGGTAGGTGATTGGCACAGTTACGTGGTGCGTTTGGTCGATGAGTTGGGCAGCCCGGTAGACATTACTACTGGGACGCTCGGCGTTACCTTCACCAACATTGCTACGGGTGCGGCTTACACATTTGCATCTGGATCCGTTACGTTGACAAAGCAGTACAGCGCACAAGGTATCCTGAGCATCCTCAACCCTGCGGCATACGCAACGGCGGCAATGATTCGTATTACGGTTTCCTTCACGGTGAGTACCACGGTGCGTAGATTCGGCCCTTTAGAGATTGAGGTTTTGGCACCATGAGTGTTACCGTAAGCCTCAAGACCGTATCCCTAGACCGCTACAAGGCGAATCTAGGCACTCTTACTTTGATTGTAGGTAAAGCTGCGGCAGACGTGGAAGCCAACGCCAAAAAGAGCATCACAACCGATAGCGGTAGATACCGCGAGTATGACAAGGGGCACTACTCAAGCCCTCCGGGGACACCGCCGAACTCTGACACCGGGTACCTTGCGAACAACATCTTTCACCGGATGCAAACCAAAACGTCCGCAGAGGTTTCCGCTATCGCGAAGTACGCCGTACCGCTTGAACTTGGATGGACTTCAAAGGGTGGCAACACAGTACCACCAAGACCGTTCATGGAACCGGCTCTAATGACGGTACGCCCGGCATTCATCAAGGCAGTTACCAAAGTACTAAAGGGTAAGTAATGGCATACGAACCAGCCGTAATCGAGCAATGGATTTACGAGACCCTGAGCGGGGATGCCACGCTCTTGGGTTTACTTGCTCCTGACAACAGACCCAACGGCTACCAGATGGGCATCTATAACACGGTAGCACCGCAAGCAGACCCTATCAGCAGGAAACCTGTACAGGTGCCTTATGTGGTCTTCAGTCGTGCAGGTTCAGGTGGTGACGATGAGGATGCGCTATGCGGTGCTCGTGTATTCACCTACCCTAACTACAGAATCACCGTGTGGGATACTGAAAGTGGTGCGATGAGCATGAGCCGTATACAAACGATTATGTCTCGCATCGATACGCTTTTGGATAATCAGACGGTAACCAGCACCACTCCACGGCTTTATGTCCGACGAGTGTCAACGGATCAAACCTTTGCGTTATCTGATGGCGGCAGGACGGATTACGGGGTGACAGCGGTCTATCGCTGCTTGACCCAGCAGTAGGAGTAGACAATGCCTTTTACAAAATCGTTTGGTCTGGTTGGTGAGAACTGTGTGGTAACCGTTGCTTTCGGCGGTTTCCAAGACGGTGCACCTTCCGCATTTACCGCTAACACTTACACCTGTCTGGCTCGCTCAGTGCGTACCAGCACATCGGTAGATACCGCTGATGTTTCCGCACTCTGTGACACAACCAAAAAGATGCAGGTTACCAAAGCATCCGGTTCCATCGACATCGAGCTCCTCGTAGATGGCACACAGCAGACTGATGGCTCACCGGTCTTCTTCAACAAGGAGGGCTACTACTGCCAAGTTGTCATCACTCCAGGCGCACTGACTGCAAAGACCTTTGTCGGTATTGTTACTGCGACTGGAATCAGCATCAGCAACGGTGAAGCAGTAACCGAGACGGCTACAATCACCCTCGGTGCTAACGGTGTAACGACAGCTTGGACTTCCGCATAATGGGTATCAAAGCCATAAAGGCGATTGAAGCAGAAGTAGACCACGGAATCCTAGAAGTAGATCTCAGCCAGTGGGCTGGTGAAGGAGCAACGGTGAAGTTTCGGCAGCCTAAAGCCGCCGATTACTTTCCAGACTCCGCAGATTTGATGAAGCTCAGGATTTCATATGCTGATGTGGCTCCAAACCTTTTGGTCAACTGCCTTATTATTGGGCGGTGTTATATACCTGATATTGATGATCCGCAGGATGTAGCGTTCATCCGCACATTGCTGGATTTGAGCCGTCATAACACGCAAGCGTTCTACGCTATCTATTGGGCGTTCATCTACAAATACATCAATGTGTCGGTTGCCGATGAGGTAAAAGACGCAAAAAACGAATCGACGGTGTAGGTTCAGTTATTGCTTATTACTGCATAAAGTACCTGCACCGTCATCCGTCCGAGGTAGACCTAACGCTGGAACAAATCTGGGAAGTTGCTGTGATTGCTCAGGATTTAGAGAAGCACGAAATCGAACTGGCTAAAGCCACAAGGGGCATATTGTGACAGTAGCACAACTCAATGTAAAGCTCGGCGTTGATGGTATAGGGCAGGTCAAATCTGCCCTATCACAAACTAAAGTTGCGCTACAGCAAACAGCCGCAGCCGCATCATCAATGGGAACCGCACTAGGCGGCATTGTCATTGCTGGTGGTGTTGCTGGATTCGGGATGCTTGGTAAGTCTGCATTTGATGCAGCTGTATCTTTTGAGTCTTTGACATCACGATTGACTGCTATTACTGGTAGCGGTCAAAAAGCGGCACAAGTTCTTGATATGGTTCGCAAAGTTGCTGGGCCATCACCATTCACATTTAGTCAACTTGCAGAACTTGCTGTTGGATTAGAGGCGGCTGGTGGACAAACTAATGCTTTGCTTCCACGGCTAGCAAACCTTGGAGCTGCCTTTGGTGCAGATGAAGAAAAACTTAAATCCCTTTTGAATATGTTTCAGAAGTTCAAGGCTGGAATGCTTCCAGACACTGAACAACTTTCAATGTTTGGGATGAGCCGCACAGACTTTGCTAAAAGAGGTATTAAGTTTGATACTGGAGGTGCGCTTGAGCAAGGTCAAGAGATGAAGGTATTTGAAGCATTCATCAATATCATTGACACAAAATATAGCGGGATGCTCAAGAAGCTTGAGAATGATACAGCCACAAAGGTTGCGTCACTAGCCGATGCATGGGAAAGCGGTCTACGTGTAATCGGTCAAAAGATGATAACCATCTTGACACCGTACATCAAATATGCAACTGACTTTATTGGTCGCATGATTGACAGTAATGTACTTGCAGACCTAACCGAAAAGTTTTTCAAGCCGATGACCGAGTTTACGCAAGGCTTTACCGACGGCAATGTACAGAAGAGTGTGGATAAACTTTTAGCATCTATCTTAGCCGTTGGTGCTTCTATCCCGGAAATCATCTCAGCCACATTTAAAAACATTGGCACGATGCTCCAGAACTTTATAGAGAATCTCAATGCATCGTTCGGTCGTTTGAATCCTGCACAAGCTGCACAGGGACATATGCTCATCGATCAGATGAAAACCGCATATATCTATGGACAAATAAGCAAGAAGCAGTTAGACGAATCCAGAGCTGCTATTGAACGACAATACGGATTCAAGGCTACTGGAAACATTATGGAAGGGGTGGATTTCGGTAAGCCATTTGTTGATACAAAAACTTTTGCAGAACAAATCCTAGCGAAGATGCAAGGTGCTAAAGCACCAGAAACAGGTAGTGTACCTGAACCATTCGGGCCTTATTTCAAACCGGGAGAAGAACCGGGTATGGGTGGTACTAGTGCAGGTGAAACGGGTGATTTACTTCTCCGCATTGCAAACAACACGCAAGAGACCGCAGACGCTTTGACCCTACGGCGTGAGACTTTAGGCGGTGGGGCGATGGGTGCCATAGGCTTGACCGGTGCTGAGGTTGGGGCGGTAAACGCCTCCTACGGTAGGTTCGGTAACGGCTTGATTCCAGCAGGTACTGACCTTGAAAGAGCTATGCGTAGACTTATCCGAGATGAAGGTAGACGCAACGGTCAACCCGGCATAATGGGGCGGTTCTGATGGCTAACATTCACCCGCTACTGGTGCAGTTCGATGTACCTGAGCCACGCCCACAGTTCGGTCGATTGATGGTTCCGCTAGATGGAACCAAGGTAGACCTAACCAACTCTAACAACATCTGGCAAGACCCTGCCACGCTCACGATGATGCTTGCCCCGCTACCGGTTACACCGGCATGGCGTACGACTTACAGCGGATCCTACGCAAGGTACCAAAAAACCGACTACACCTTGACAACTGCAGCTAAGTGGAAGCAAATGCAGATTCGGGCATCCGGTGACTACTACCTGCAATCCTTGGACGTTACCGAGCGGGCTACGCTTACAACTGCCTTCAGCGCAAACCAGCCGGTCTACCTAAGCCTTTACGTTCCTGGACTGAAGGACACCGACAAATCTATTATCCTAAAAGCCGGATGGGGTGTCGGGTCTGCTGGAAGTGTTGAAGTTTGGTTTGCCGCTAACGGCTCTGCTCAGGTGTACAAGTCTGGGGTACTGGTTGGAAGTTATGACCGAGGGGACGCGAACATTGCTCCTGCGGTAGGCACCACTGCAAGTAAATCAAACCGCTCTGATTTCATCAGCATAATGATGATTCCCGCTAGACGGCGGGAGCTGATTGTAGCAACATCAAACGGCACACACTTTAGCCATGTCTTTAGTGACCTAAGCGCAAGCACGAGTAACACCATCGTTCCCGCTGCGGCGTTTAGTTGGTTGGTACCTTCTGGTCAAGCCACGGTGCAGCTCGCTAAGTGTGCTTTTGAATCATCCGGCTACATTCTTTCCAACGTTAAGAGTCTGAGATATCCGCCTCCAACCGGTGCCACTTTCAACCATACCTACGCGCAAGACTCAATCGGCATTGGTGCTGTTACTTCCAATGTAACGCTGGTCAAAGCAGACGGCACGACATACACGCCTAATGGTGTCATCAAAGACGTAAGGGCAAAGGTAACACTTACCGGAGCAGGCACAGGCACCAACGGTGTGTACTCGGTTGAAGCGGTCTACGATGCTCCGGTATCTGCCACCTATGATGGCACCGTGGATGTTACCCAGTACATAAAGTCACTGAGCATAAGCGTAGATGAAGACGGCAAAGCAAGCTGCAACATTGGCGCTATTGCGAAGGCTTTGGTGGATGCTGGAGTAGAACAACCGGACGTAACCTCAGACCGACCGGTTAGGATTGCCCTAAGCGATGGGGCTACACCGACACCAACATATCAAGACATCTTCCGGGGTACGCTTCAACCTCCAAAGATTGAATATTTAGATCGCGATACAACTTATAACTGGGCAACCTATGTCTACCAAGGCACCGATCGTAGCGGAGACTTTGACCTTGCTTGGTTGGTTGAATCTTACCCATACGATGGCATCACGGCTGGTAACGCTATCCTTGACCTGATGAAAATCGCTGGCTACGATGATTCGGTAACGCCTTACTTTGGTGGTGACTTCCCCGATCAAGAGCTGCCGTATACAACCAACATAAGCAAGGGACAGTACAGCCTTGCTCCTGATTACGGCGATACGGTGCAGTCTTACCTAGATAAAATCAAGCAGGAGTACTACGCTACTTGGATAACCGGATGGATGCCGACCGCTTCCGGTTACTACTACCAGTGGCTCAATGTGAACGCGGCTAGCACCGCTTCAACGATGACGCTCTACCAAAGCATCGCGGCGGCAACCACGGCGGGAGTGACTGAAGTACTACGACCACAAAGGGTAATCCGTACACTCAACTCTTACTACGAGCAGCCTGAATGTACTCAGGTAACGGTCATCGGTCAAGACCCTAACACCGGTTTATTCATCCCGTATACGCAGATAGATGCAGCAGCAGAGGATGCTGACACACCACCGGCAACACGCCCAAGGAACTGGCGGGGCAGACCGGTCTGCTATCAGTATCGTGACCCGGCTTTGAATACCTTGGATGCGGTTACGGCTGCCTGCTTGATGCTTTATAGCCGCTTGACTCCCGGTAGAACAATGATCGAGTTTGACGCGACATTCTTGGTTTACAACAACTCAAACCGACCGGTCTGGCTTGGTGATGTAATCAAGCTCATGGACACGGACGGGGTAGCCGTGCTTGGCAACTACCGGATTATCGCCATCCCACAGATAGAGTTCGTGCAGGAGAACACGCCCGGCAGTAGCACCTTGTTCAATGTACGGCGGGCATCCTACCGGGCTGTTTATGTGAGCGCAGGAACTTAGGTATGCCATATCTTGACGTTAGCAGAACTGCGACAAGTACAGCAGATATCAGCATCGGTTGGGAATGGACTGTTTACCCTTCTAACTTGGTTCCTTTTGTGCTGAAGGTTGGAAAAGTTGATGGTTCCATAGGCGGTCACATGGGTTGGTCTGGAACATGGTCAATGAGTATGACCAATACAGTTAGAAGCCGTCCAGGGAATCCATGGTCGTATCAAATACTTTTGTCGGTCAGTGTAGCAAACGGCAACGGGCAAACAGCAAGTAATACTATTGTGGTTGCGTCCGGTACTCCCACTGTTGATTACCTTGATCTGTCAGGGACGATTACAGGTAGTTGGTCGGCAAGTGTAGCCACTAATATTCTTTGGAACGTCACCGAAGCGGCATATTCCATAAGCTCGGCACCGACGCAGTTCCCACCGTACACAACCTATGAGGTATACGAGCAAGCAAAACCATCGGCTACTTGTACCGCTACTTTGACCCTTGCAGGAACCTCCACAACGGCAACAGGGACAGTTGGAGCAGGTGGTGGGACAACTGCCACCCATGACTTTACGGCTGGTCTACAACAGACCTGCGAAGATACGGCCACGGCTTCAGCATCGATTACAAATATCAGGGTGAACGGAGTTGCTCCATATCAGGCTACACACTCGCATTCTTACAGTAGTCAAACTGCCGGAAACTGGTCAACAAGCGGGACATCAAGCGCAACTGAACAGACTACGGTTAACTTGACATCATCGGCACGGTTAGCCGCTGAGGTGAGTATTGCTGGCAGGATACGAGCATGGGAGGGAGCATATCCCGATAACCTTGATGTTTTCGTTACCGGCTACGATGGCGGCATACGGACGATTATCAGTAGCGGTGGGTCATATGGTGGTCAGGATACTTTTGTTAAATACTCGTTTGTTTCAACCATTGTTACAAATGCCGGAAGCAACACGTTAACAACTGCACTAAATGATGTCCCGGCTTATATCTCCGCTCAGCTCTCAAGCCTTGGACTAATAGCCAACGGAGACTACTCAGCAGATACACGTGTGATGTTCCGGGGCTTTCGCTTCAACGGTTGGAGTATCGCAGAAACGAACAACCGTTCTATCGCTGGCACTGGTAACGACCGGCTTTATGCACCCTATGAAGGGATGTCAGGCTATCGCTACCTCGCCATCCAAATCAAAGCACAAAGCGGCACCAACCAGAGCGGTTACATCGAACTGACCGATTACCACGGCAACACCAAACGCTGGCAGGTTGTGGCTCCTACGACCTCCTACAGCACAATTACCCTTGACCTTTGCAGCCCTGACATTTGGAGCCTTGGAGCCTTACCGGCAACCGATGATAAGGACAACCCTTACCCTAGGAAGAACACCGCATCAAGCAGCTTTGCAGGTTCGGAATCCGTAGACTCGGCTTACTGGGGAGTGACATCGTGTCAAAGGCTCAGGGTGTCTAGCGGATCCATTGACATAGGCACAACCACGCTGACCTACACCAACACGGACAGTACCTATGTGCCGGATACCTTCACCGCTCAGTTTGAACGCATCACGCCTGCCATTGTTGCAGAGGTAGACACAACTACCTATTACTACGGCAGAAGATTCTGGCAACAAGACCGCGATGGCAGGACTGAAGAAGAATCCGATGTCTGGTGGCAGATGACCGTAGGCGGTGCAACCGGAGTGACTTCATACAGCGTTGACCCGGTAACAATCAGCGAGCTGGTGGCACAGGTAAACATCTCCGATAACAGTATTGTCAGGCATCCTGGCTGGACTGCAACCAACTCTGTAGCCTACCCGGCGGGTGCTACCTGCTCCGCTTCACAACCACCGCTCAGGGATTGTTTCCTCAATGGCGTTACCGGCTACTCTACTTGGCTTTATGGTGGCGGTATCCTTGCAACCCCACACGCTACAACGGGCACAGAGTTCGCATACGGGCATCAGAAGGCAGCGGGTACCATTACCGCTCAAACGCTCTTCGATCGCATCAATGGCAACTTCCCGCCCGACTTGTACGATCCTTTCGACATCAATGGCGGCACGGATGCGGCGCTCTACTTGGCTGGTGGTTCCCTGCTCCGTGGCATCGCTCACGGTGCCATCTTGGACAGCGCCGGTGACCCAGCAGGAACCGGTACGGTTGACCTCTTACTTGCTACCACGAGCGCCAACCGGGGGACAGATTCCACGCTGGATGCCGAAGGACGCTACTACACAAGCACTCCCTGGGGACTAGGTGAAAGCAATCATGATGTCATCCAAGGCACTAACAACGTTGGCTTAGATCCGCTTCACACTAGCCACCGCTTCCGCGCTTGGTTCCGCAGCTTGACGGCGGCAGGTGGATGCCTGGCGGTTGACGTAGCCCCTAACCAGCGGCTCTGTTATGCCAATGTGGAATCACATACAGTAAGGCTTCACTTTGCCGATGGCCCTAACGCTTCCAACTTTGTTGAAGTGATAACCGGCATTACCGAGGTTGATTGCGTAGCGATTGCCTATGACCCTACGAGCGCCTCAGGTAGGCTTTACATCTTGGTCGAGAAGCAATCAGGTGGTGGGATAGATTCCTACTACACCGACGATGAAGGGGCAACGGTAAGTATGGCAACAGTAGTAAGTGCCGCAGGCACACACGTAAGCGTAGCAATCAACCCAATGGGCAAGCGCATCGTGGCCTTCCGGCATACCGGCAATGACCTCCACAGGGTCATCTATGACCCACAGGGCAACGTAATCACGGCAAGCAGTGCGGTGGTAGCAAGCGGTGTAGATAACGATCAGACGGCTATATCTTGGAGGCTTGGTAACTGGTATTTGTACTATCACCACACGACTAACGGCATCACGCAGCTGGTAAGTGTGGATGATGGCGAGACTTGGTCTTAAAAAAAGGCGGTGGGCGGCGAAGATGCAGTTGGGAGACCGCCCACCTAGTCAGGGAGATAAGGACTGACAGAGGAAATATATCATGTTAAGACCTATCGCTTTACGTGCAGCTAAAGAAGCCATCGACAACGTCGGTGTACAAGAGACTGGAGACAACCGAGGCAAGGCAGTTGAGACGTACCAAGCATCCTGCATCCCTGCTATGCCTCCCGGTAGCCCTTGGTGTGCCGCCTTTGTTGTGTACCGTCTCCGCAATGCCGCTCATGACTTAGCCCTTGAGATACCAGCAGACTGGCCACGCTCTGGATATTGTCCCGATCATGGCAACTGGGCTCGAAGAACAAAGAACTGGTTATCGGTGAAGGATGCGGAAGCAGACCCGTCAAAGGTTCGCATCGGTGATTTGATTTGCTTCTGGTTTGCTCCGCTGAATCGTCTCGCTCATATCGGCATCGTGACTGGTGTTTACCCTTGGGGTGTCAAGACCGTTGAAGGTAACACGTCCCCAGAGATGGATGATGAGGATGGTGTGGAGCGTAACGGGGGTGGTGTCTATCGCAAAGCCAGAGCATGGCGAGAGCTTGGAAGTAACGGCGGCTTTGTACACATAGACTGGTAGACGAAAAAAGACCCGATGTTTTAGATCGGGTCTCCTTCCATCAGTTCAGCATCCAATAGTTGTTTTGGTTTCCCTTGCGGGTACTACATTCTATCCTGTTGCTCGTTTAGTATTTGCAGATGTCTAACGTAGGCTTTGAGTATGGAGTTGATTTCTTTCAACTCTGCAATCTGCTGTATAGCCTCACACCACTTAGCCTGCCAGTCAATGCCGGGTTGCTCCGGCTCATCTTGCCTTTGTGGTTGAACCGTCATGGTTACAAGCGATTGTTGATATCGGTTGTATATCTTTGAAACTGTGCAGGCATTCACGCCAAGCACTTCCGATATCTTCTTTGGTGTATGCCCATCAGTTCTCATTTGAATGATGGCTTTACGTGTCTGCTCTGCTAAATGTTTTGCGCCCATTGTTTATCTCCTATACCGTCTTGATGGTTACTGCTTGCGCTTCCGGATGAACCACAAAACCAGCCATCAGCGCATCCGCTGGATGCTCAAGCATGGCGCTCTTGATTGGCTCCGGAAGTTGGCTAACCAAGATGGATTCCTTTATCTTGATGGCAGCCGGGCAGTTCTTTCGCGCCCATGCCAAGGCTACATCTTCAGACTCAACGGCAACCCTTGGGGCTATGGTTCTAAAGCCGACCGTACCGAATGGACACGTCCAGGTCTTACCCTTCAGGCTTCCGTCTGCCTTGCGCGGTAGTTGGCTCATGGCGTAGTCCTGCAGCTGGGCATTGTACTGAGACTCCAACCACTCAAGCCTAGCCTGATGCTTGCCGATAAGTTTACGGAAGTTCTCAACGATGGCATCCATCTTGGCTTTTTCTGCCATGATGGCTGCCTCGATGTCCATGCGCTTCCGCATGACCAACAGCGCAAGGTCTTCCGGGCTTTCGTTACCCTTGATCCAACCGGAAGCAGGCCCGGCATACTCGCCGGTCTCCTCGTCCCACAGCTCGCCGTCGATTACATCAAATCCCATTATTTATTTCCTCCCAGTGGTCTACCCGGTGCTGGTCTTACCGGCTCACCGATTACAATATTGCCCTGTGGGCCTCTACGGTAGCCATCCTGAGGCGTTACCGCTCCGTTGGCATCATCATCCTCATCTGCCGATATAGCGAGCAGGGCGGACACGGAATATCTACGGCCATAGGTAAGAGCTGAGCCAAGCCCGTGAGCATCCGGCTTGGTTACCGGGATGGTTACCGTGGTTGCGATCCATTCACCGCTTGTATGGATGATGCGCGATTCCACGGTTACAGCCTGCATGGTCTCAGGTTGCTGGCTACCCTGCGTAAGCATCAGCCCGTTAGATGTAAGGATAGGGCGCAAAGTGTCAAGGATGCTGTCAAGCGTCACATACTTGGAGCGGAAGGCAGGGTTCTTGCCCTCCTTGGTGATGCCCTGCATTTGGCTTTGTGCCTTGATGAGTGAAGGGGCGATAGCCCCTATTGTTTCCGATGTTGTCATTCTAAATCTCTTCTCCCATACTTTCGTTTACGTACTGAATGTGCTTGATTACTTCAACCCTGTTGTCTAGATCAATGCCGCCGTCATCTTCAAAGTGTTTTGCCAGCTCGCTGTCTCGGTTGCTCATGATGTAGTCTGCTGTCTCTTCATGCTTCATCGCAAAGACCGAACCGCACTTGTAACCGCGGCCACCATCAGAGTAATAATCAACCCTGCCGAGTAGGTTGGTTGGTATGTAAACACCAAGCCAGTCATCTGCGCTCATACTATTCTCCCGTTACGTGGTTGGATGCGTCGGCGTTGTAGTCGTCCTGATCTTCAATAATGATGCAGACTTCACCGTTACCGAAGATGATAGTAGAACCGCTGATGCGGATATTGTCGCGTGTCATCTGGATTGCCTCGATGGCTTCAATGTCATCGATGTCGTGTTGACCTGATGGGCTGTGCAGCTGAAGGATTGCACCTTCCGCCGTCATCTGCTCAACCATCTTGATCGCTTGTTCTTTCATCTCTTATCTCCTGTACCCCGTGGTACATCACTATTATACACACTAGATATATAATGTCAAACACTTGACAGGCTATTATATATATATGGTATATAGATTCCATGATTAGAGGATTGAGCCAGCAAGAACTGGCTAAACGTATCGGTGCAACTCAGCCGCAGGTATCCGACTGGATGTGCGGCAAGAAGACACCTAACGCCGGGAACCTGACTAAGCTCGCTGAAGCCATGGATATGGCGGAAGAAGACTTGGCGCGGTTGCTTACCATTCGCCGAAAGAGTCGGATCAAACCGACCACTGAAACTGAAACATTCGACAACTAAAGGTTAGGGAGAAAAAGACGATGCAACGATGCAACGACTGTGCGGGAAACGTAGTGGATACAGACCAAGTGTGTACGGCTTGCCGTATGGCAGAGTGGAAAGACCAGCAGGAGCAAGCCCGGCAGGTACGTGAACGGAACTATGCCCTGGAAGCCCACAGGGCAGCCTACCTGAGCCGTAACCGTGCGATTCGGGATTCCATTCGGGCAGGTGTGATCTGTGGTGTATCTGTCCTGCTTTTGCTGGCGATGATTGCCGCAGCTAAGGAAGCACTGCGGTACGAACTGGAGACTAAGCCCGCCATGCTCAAGGCGCAGGGGGTTCGTTGACAGTAAGACCAAGCATTATTCGGCAGACGCTCCGGGCTCTATCCAAGGCACCGGAGCGTTTGTTGTCTCACGAGGAAATGATTCTGCTGCACTACGGCTGGGCTAACGGCATTCATAAAGATGATTGCTTTGACGCTATGATCCGTCATAACTATGCCTTCATCCGCGAGGTATGCAAGGTCATCAAGCACAAGGAACACTTTGTAGACGCTTGCCAGTACTGCGTTGAGGGCTTGATTCGTGCCATTGAAAAGTGGGAACCTGAGCGTGGCTTGCGGTTCAGTACTTACGCGCACCCGTGGCTTTACCAGAAGCTTAGACGCTACCAAAGCAACCAATACAGAACCATCCGGATAGCCGAACATGCCTTGGTCAAGTGGCACAAGTTGAAGCGGTTCTACGTCATTCTGGAGATTGAGCTACGCAGACCACCAACCGATGAGGAGTTGTCAGAGCGTAGCGGGATGACCATCGAAACCATCGAGATATGCCGCACGGCTTCCGGCATCGAGCCGATGTCCATCGAGACCCCGGTACAAGGTTCACAACTCGTGCTAGGTGATACTGCCATCTTTGGATCCACACAGAGCGCAGAGGATGAGTATTTCTCCGAGTCTGAAGGCGGTACCCTGATGACGGCTTTAGGCGCTCTTGACGATGAGACCCGGCAGATGATAGCCCTACACCTTGGGCTTGATGGACGTGTCCCGCAGACCGTCCACATGGTAGCCAGTCGGTACAGGATTCCTCCGGCAGTGGTCAAGGAGCGCATCCACAAGGCACTTGCGGAATTGAGAACCATCCATGAAACATCTTGAAGACCGCGAGCAGATAGCCTTGATTACTTGGGTACGCCTGATGCAGTCAAAACACCCTGAGCTTGCAACCATCTACCATTGCCCTAACGGTGGCTACAGAGACCCGCGCACAGCTGCAAAGTTTAAGGCTATGGGCGTTCGTGCTGGTGTGTGGGACATTTTCCTCCCTTGCCCGACACCGGGGCTTTACATAGAGATGAAGGCCGGTAAGGGCAGGTTAACACCGGGGCAGGTATCCTTCCGTGATGCGCTTCAGTCACACGGGTACAGTTTTGTGGTTGCCTACTCTTGGCACGATGCTGCCAAGGCGATAGCTAATCATGTTGGTTTTGAGGTGTCGTTATGAATCCGTATCTTATAACTGAACCACAGGTGGTCAGTTTCTCCGGTGGTCGTACTTCTGGCTTTATGCTTTGGCATATCATTCAGGCTCACGGTGGCACTCTGCCGGATTACGTCAAAGTGATTTATGCTAACACCGGGTTAGAGCATCCAGCAACCTTGCAATTTGTCCAAGACGTATCAGACAAAATCACGCCAGTTACATGGGTTGAATATGTAGTTTCAGAAGAAGGTAAAAACGCTTTTCGTGAAGTTAACTATGAAACAGCATCACGCAACGGTGAACCAATGGAAGCTATTATCACAAAGCGTAACTATCTTCCCAACCCGGTAAGCAGATTCTGCACATCTGAGACAAAGATTAGACCGATATCAAAGTACATCAAGGCAACGACTGGATGGGATACGTGGACAGACTTGATCGGGCTACGCGCAGACGAACCACGCCGAGTACATAGGTTAAAGGCAGACGGTAAGCGGGATATCGTTTGCCCGATGTATCACGCTAACCACACCCTAAAGGATGTCTTAGATTTCTGGGCATCGATGCCGTTTGATTTGGATTTGCCATACAAAGATAATGCTTACGGTAACTGTGTCGGATGCTTCCTAAAGGCAACGCCTAAACTTCTGCGGATCCTAACAAAAGAACCAGCGCAGGCAGACTTTTGGATTCGGATGGAAGAAAAGATTGATGCAACATTCAGAAAAGACCGCGCACCGTATAAGCAACTCTTAGACATGGCAACCAGCCAGCAGGGGTTTGACTTCTCCGAGGATGACCTATTCGAGTGCAACTGCACTGACTGATGTATAATGTGGGTGAACCTATCCTTCAAGGTTTGGCTATGCCAGCCCCCGGAGTAGCTACCGGGGGTTCCCTGAAGTAGGTATCTTGAAGGAAAATTAGGTATCCCCCATGGCAACTCCTGCCACGGATGCGGGTCAGGCTATCGCCTTTCTCCGGCATCTTTTCAAGCCGTATCAAGACGGCTTCATTGAGATTCGACCTTTGTCTAAGGTCAAGCCCCACGCTAACCGAACCACTTACAGGCTGCCGCATTGTCTGCGGGGTGAGGAAGGTCAAGCCCTAACACAGCACATCATGAGTCTTGCCATGCGTGGCTATGATGTTTATGTTGGTGTCTGTCCCCGTGTTGCACCTGAAGGGCCGGGGCGCAAGCTCGGCAAGGATGCAATAGAGCAGGTTGGTGCAGTTTGGGTTGACCTTGATGCCAAAGTACCGGGCAGTAGTCAAGCATTACTTGGCGGGTGTGACATTGTCGTAAGCACTGGCAACGGCTGGCACGGCTACAAGATGCTTGCAAGCGTTGCCAACGTCAAGAATGCCAAAGAGCGAACAGCCATTGAGACAAAGATTCGGTCTTGGCAAAACAGCATCATTTTTGACACTGATCCAGTGGGCAATGTTGACAGGATTATGCGGGTTCCAGGAACGCTGAATTGGAAGGATGTTGACAACCCAAAAGCCGTAACGCTCTTGAAGGGTGGAGGTATTAAACCAACCTACAAGCAATCCTTGTTGGTTGAGCATCTTGGCGATGCTCGGCTAGATGCTCTACTGGCTTCTGCAAAGCAAGGACAGCTCGGAAGGGCTGAGCCACGGATACGCCATGCAAGCGGTAGGATAACCGACCTGCTAGATGTCTTTCTGCTTGAGGCTGAAGAAGCGTGTTTAGCGTTTAAACAAGATTCACGGTGGGAATACCGTTTGAATATTGTCCGTGCTGACCTGCCGGAGATTTTGGAGTACTACTTTGGACGAAAATAAACCATTCAACATCTGGGACATAGAAGACTTCCCAGACCCTAAGCCAGAGCGTAAGCACGGCAACAATAGCAACTATTCCGACGATGGAACCCTTGCGAAACTTAGGATGCGGCATCCGGAAGGCGGAGGGCCTTATGGTGGCAGGGACAATGCGCTAACCGCTTGTGTGGGTTACATGAGATCTACACGAGCTGACATTGACTTTGCCATGCCTGCAATCCTTGACTGGAATAAACGGCTGTGCGACCCACCTCTTGAAGACTACGAAGTTTACGCAAAGGTAGGCCGTGCTTGGGCAGATTGGAAAGACTCTGACCTGCCACCGCTAACGCCTGCCATGCTCAGAGAGCAATTGTCAGAACCGATAGAAGAAGAAGACCCTATCCAGTGGATGACATGGGCAGACATCAAAGCCAAAGTGGCTGAGCTTGGGCCATTACGGTGGATTGTCCCAGACATGATTATGAACCGTGGGCTTACCTTCATTAGCGCAACATCGGGAGGCGGTAAGTCTTGGGCAGCTCTTGACCTATTGCGGGCAACAATGAACGGTGGTGTGTGGCTGGGTTCTTTAGAGTGCATGAAAGCCAATGTCATGTACATCGATGAAGAGATGGGATGTCAGGTGTTCTTTGATCGTGCCGATCAGTTAGGCATGGCTCCGGAGAACATTATCTATTCCGACCATCAGCGCATCAAGCTTGAGAATCCAAAGCACATGGCTTCTATCCTGCGGAAGATAAAAACCCTCAAGATTGACATTGTGATTGTAGATACTCTTGTTCGTGTCCATGGGCTTGACGAGAACAGTAATACCGAGATGGCAAGGCTTTACGGCTTGTTCTGCCAGATGAAGGATTGCGGAGCCGCCATCGTGGTTTTGCATCACAACCGAAAGTCTGGAAGCGAAAGTGGTATTGGACACGAGCAGATGCGTGGTGCTGGTGACATCGTAAGCCAAGCAGACACGGTGTTCTCGATATCTCACAAGTTAGAGAACGATACCTACACAATGGTTGTAACGAAAAACAGACACTGGAGGCACAAGGAACGACAGCCTGCCGTGTCTTGGACTATCGGCCCACAAGATGGCCGCCTGTGCCTCATACACGCCGAACCTGAGGGATTTGCATCTAGAACGGGTCAATCTACCACTGATGCCATTCTGTCCTGTGTAGAGGCAAATCCGGGCATTGGTAAAAACATCATTCATGCCAAGGTCGGAGGCAGGAAAGAAACCGTTCTGAATGCCATAGATGAACTGGTGCGGGAGAACCTTTTACACGCTGAGTCATCCTTGCGTGGTGGCTTCCGATACACCAAGAAGGGAGCCATTTGACCGGTTCCCAACGACTGGTTCCCTATATATAAGGAACTTAACTCTATTTTGGTTCCCCCAGTTTGGTTCCCCCAGACCCCCTCCGAACTGGGATGCCCCGAAAGGTGGGCATTCCCATACCAGACCAGTGAGGAGGGGTAAGGGAAAAGTATTTGTTTATATGACCGGTCAGGTTCCTCCGCTAAAGCGGGAACCAGAACCGGTCAAGATGAAAGGTGGCTAATATGGCTCTTGAGATTTGGGATTGGGATACGTTTAAACGCAAAGCGCAGGAAGACGAACTGTTGAACGGAGAGAAGTATCGTTATCAGTTTGACATTGCTAAAGCCTGGTTGAAGTCAGGTGGTCGAGTGACGATGCATAGATGGGCAATGCGCCGGGACTTTGAAACACACTTGATTCAAAAGGGTAAGAACATCATCTTGGTTGAGTGCGATGGTGAACGCCACGTCTGGTGTACTTTGGATCAGCTGCGGAACGATGACTTTATGTTGATTCCAAACAACCATGTAATAGGGGAGTTCAATGAATACCCTGCCTTCATGTATCAGCCTGATAAGTACGAACAACCGATACGCAGAAACAAGGTTGTAGTACAGCACTAAAAATAAAGTTTGACAGTTGATACCCTTAGGGTATATATTTGGTGTGTCGATGATGGATGTGAAAATGCCCGCAAGGGTGAGCCCAGTGGCTCCGGTAAAGGCCTTTCCATCATCGACATACTAGAGATCCAGTGGATCAAAGGAGAAACGATGGGATTTTTTGCACAACACGGGAAGTTCTCGGAAGGCAGCGGGAAAAAGTACAGCGTAGCAGAAGCAGGCATCTATGCCTGTGCGCTGATTGACTGCGAAGCAGTACAGGGTAAGTCATTCGACAACCCAGATGTTATGGAACCTAACTTTAAGTGGATTTTCGAGACCACTGAAGTTGGTGATGAAGATGGACAGCCTTTCCGCTTTGTACAGTTTACAAAGACCTTTTACGGTAACGATCGGGCAAAGCTCACAATCCTGCTCGATGGCATGGTTGGACGCATGACCAGCCAGCAGTTCCAGGCACTTGACATTGAAGTCCTCAAAGCTAAGCCATGGCAGGTGGTGGTAGAAACACGGCAGAAGATGAACGGTGAACTTACCAACGTTATCGAAACCGTGAAGCCTGTCAAGGTTGCAGCTACAAAGCCGCTCAAGAAGGCAGTGCCAACAGAAGACATCACAGATCCGTTTGAAGATGCATAAAAATGGGAACATTAAAGGAGGGCAGGTTTACCTGCCTTCCAACCTTGGGAGATAAAGACAATGAAACAAACTAACCAAAGCCTCGCCGAAGCCATCAAAGAGATGGCACAGCACGTCATCAATGTACAGCGTGACCCGTTTGCAGTTATCGACTGCCCGCTACAGATTCAGGTATCCAGCGACCATTCGGAGATTCATATGCGTAAAGGTGCGCTGCACCTCATGGTTGCCCTCAATGGCGATGATGCTGGTATCTACGACTGCAACTCTATGGGCTATGCCGTGCAGAATCCTTACTGGGTTGATTCACTCAAGCCAGCTGATGTAATCGCTGACATCTGGGCAGTAGCTTATGAAGTAGACAAAATCATGTCACGGGAAGTTGTGCTCGTTTGACCGGACACTACCGGACATCGCAGATTCAGGCCCTCATCGTCATAGACGACTGGGGGCTGGACTTTGCAACAGGTAATGTCCTGAAATACATTCAGCGGATGCCACACAAAGGCACACCTAACAGCGACAGCATCAAGGCACTCTGGTACTTGACCTATGCCATCACCAGGGATGTAACCGTTACTGATCGCATAGCAAAAGAAGTTGAGGCACTCAATGGCTAAAGCCTTTACAACCGAGCAGAAGAAGGAACGCATTCGGCTGGCTGTTGAGATATACAACCAGACCGGAGCTTGGAAGGATGCCGAGAAGATAGCACACCGACAAAACGTGGAGAAGTGGATTCGAGATCCAGAGATTTTAGCCTATGCCGAAAGCGTTGGATACGACCAACTAATCACCACGCCCGTGGCATCCTTTGCGCCTAAATCCGTCCACTATAACTGCCGCTTTGGATTCTCAGCTGCAACCATGCACATGAAAGAAGGACGGTTCGTAGCCAGAGACGGGGCAAGGCTGCACTATGCAATCCGTGACACCGCATTGGTTATGTACAAGATTGATGGCATCGGTAACCGACACTACGCAGGCCATGCTTACTTCCGTGGTGCTGATGTTCTGGCTAACGACTGGACGGTGGTTGATTGAGGTTCTACGAGGCCGCACGGTGGCTAAAGCGGGGCAAATGCATAAGGCGGGCTACATGGGCAGGTAACTGCCATATTGAGCATTCACAGGGCGAACAGGTTAGGCATTACAACGGCAGACGATGGCAAGGCTATGTACTCCTGATGCGAGACCTGTTTGATGATGAGGGAAACCATAGGGACGATTGGGAGGTCATAAGATGAAATTCGGAGAAGTGGTGGAAGCCTTGATGGCTGGTGGCTCTAACGCTATACGGCGGCAAGATTGGGGAGGCCCTGTGTTCCTGCGATACTCGGAACTGTGGAACGCTTTTGAGTTGCACGGGCCACGGGATAGGGTGACACAGCTGGAAGAGTTGGAACTGTCTCCCGGTGACATTTTCGCAGATGATTGGGATATCGTTACTTTAGATCCACTAACAGGCAAGGTGGCAGAATGATTAGCATAGACATCTCACAACTCGACTCGACTAGTTTCTGTGTTGGTGCTACTGCTCTAATACTGTCCGTGAAGTTTATAGTTACACCAATCCTTGTAAAGATAGTTGTTCCTTTCATAGCAATTCTTCGAGGAAAGTCAAGAGAAACTGTAATCAATGAGTTGGTCGAAGGCAATCAAGTTAGATTCGAAAAACTGTTGCCTCACTGGACGGTGAACCGATGATATTCATATTGATTACTGGCATTCTATTTCTTGCACTCTTGATCGGTGGAATCAATTTCAACTTACATATACTTTCAAGGCAGATTGATGGACTAACGATAGACATCATGAAAATCAAAGAAGATGTCGAAGAGATAAAGAAAGCCACAGGCGACAATGCTTTTGAGGCTATGTTAGATAAGCCCATGCCAACCAAGTATATGTGTACAGAGGATTTGTACAAATTTCATGGAGGGCAAGTGAGATGATACTTTTTGCACTCGGTGTCCTGCTTGGTGCTGGATGCTTGGCGGTATATAACGAGATGCACACACGTTGGCTATACGCTGATGTGAAGCGCAGAGCGAAACAACAAGGCATCACAGACAATGAAATGCGGGATGCTCTTGTATGGGCAACCAAGGAAGAAATCGAGGCTAACCTAAATGCCAGCACGCCCCGGAGCAGGTAGACCTACAAAGTACTCACCAGAAGTGGTGAAGCGAATCACAGACGCTCTGCGAGGTGGTAACACCCGCAGGGCGGCTTGTGCTGCTGGTGGTATTGACCAGACAACATTTGGAACATGGCTCAAAGAAAACTCTGATTTCTCACATGAAGTAGAAAAAGCGGAAGGTGAAGCCGAACTGCGGAACCTTGCCGTTATCCAAGATGCTACAAAAACTACATGGCAAGCGGCGGCATGGTGGCTTGAACGGAAGCACAAAGCCGAGTGGTCAAGCAGGGTAGAGCAGACAGGGGCTGATGGTAGCCCGGTAAAGGTAATCGTGGAGTACGCAGATAAACCGAATGCCTGATATACGATTGGTCTTACCTCGACCACATGAAGCACAGCAGGTGATAATGGCACAGGCAAGGCGATTCAACGTCCTTGCCTGTGGCTGAGTAGGT